ATTTTCTAATAAAGACTCAGAGTCTGCCTCATTGTTAAGTCTAGTTATTACAATTTTTTTCATACCACCTTCAGAAGTGTCTTTGACAACAAAATGTATTTCAGGATAAACTCTTGAAAGTTCATCTTCTATATGTTGAACCATACTTCTAACATTACTAATGTCATCGTCAGAAAATCCTAAAGAGACTGAACCATATTTACCACTATCAATTAATTTTCCTACCTTATAATATACTTGGTCTAAAAAGTCTGATAATGCCAATTTCTTATTATGTTCAGGACTAGACGCACCTTTACTTGAGTCTAATTTAAACCTCTGACCGAATTCTTTTGACGATACAGGATAGTACTCACCTTTTTCATCTAAATACACGTCAATCAATTGAGAATCGTCTAAATCACCTGTTTTGTAGTAACCACCTATTTCTTCGAAATCCAAAACATCTTTAATATTATAAATCATTTCTCGTTTTTCTTCAGGTGTTAATGCTATGTTTATAAATAATTTAACACCTTTTTTAATTACTTTTGGACTATGACCTCTTGCAGTAATAATTGAAAATGGATTAGCGTATATTAAGGTTTCTTTGAATTTCTCAAAACTTGGGGAAAATTTATTTCTTTTCACCGCTTTAATAGTGTCACTTAAAAATGTTTCAGGATGAACAAAATCTCTAAATGGGTCTTTATCAAACCCAACTATTGTTGACCCCTCATATTCGAAAGGTTCTTTACCTATTAAATGTCTATATTCAGCAAAATGGTCTGTTGGCATTCCAATTGAATTACCATCCTCATCGGCCAAATATATTTTGGTTGGCATACCTAAAATATTATCATCCCAATCTAAGGCGTATAATCTTAAATTTCTTTCTTCAGCAACCTCTTTTAAAATTTTTTTAATTAAATTTCTATTACTCATACCTATAAATATTATTATATAAAAAAAAGGGAGAACTTGTCTCCCTTTTTATTTTAGAGTTGTTTGTTATATGTTTTCAAACGATGCTCCTGTCGGTGTGATGTAGAATGTGATATCAATGAACTCTAAAGATTTAGTTGGTTTAATGTAAATCTTACCTGTCATTTGATTTCTATCTAAATCAGCAGTGTCTGATGAAACTGTAACTCGGAAATCATAAAGACCTCTGTCTCTTCTGATAGCATCTAAGATAGGGTTAACCGCATCTAAGAAATCTTGTCTTACTTTTTGGTCGTTTTGTTCGAACAACAATCTCACTGAAACCGCTGAAATCAATTTACGAGCTTGTAATAACAATCTTCTTACATTTATTCTGTCTAATGCCGACTCTCTAATTTGAAGAGTTTTGTTACCCCAAATTACTGTACCAACATCTGAGAAAGTTGCGATTGGATTAATTCTACCTTTGTATAGAATGTCTCTATCTTCTTGTGTTAACTTCTTACGTGCTTTAATCGCATTTACAATACCTCTTGTATAACCTGCCGCTGCGAACCAAGGGAACGCGATGTTATCGGTTAACGCTAAGTTTCTTGTAACCTCAGCGGTTGGTGGTAAGTAAATTTGTGTGTTATTAACACTATCTCTTGTTAATACCCAAGGGTAATAAGTTGCAGTGTAGTTAGAATCAATTCCTGTTCCTTCAAGAATATCAACCGCCTCTTGTGGGTAGATAATATCCGCAGGGTCACCAACAACTGATGTAAACATTTGATAATCCGGTGTTGTTGTGATATAGATAGAGTCAGCTCTATCATTTTCAATCATATCAATTGCATATTCAACTAAGTTTGAGTTGTTATTGTAATCAATACCCGGAGTAACAAACACGTTAATGTTAACCGCTTCAGGGTTAGAGAATGTTCTTTGACCTAACAAGTACGCGTAATAGTCGGTGTTAGCCCATTCAACTGAAGTATCACCATCAATTGATATTTGTTTAAACGCACCCCATCCTGTTGCATTTGGATATCTGAAATCAGGACAAGCACCTTTTAAATAACCTGTTTTACCTAATCCGTATCTGTCAGTGTTAGTTCTTGACTCTCTATAGATATCCCAACCATCAAATCCACCTTGGAAAGATAATGTGAATTTACGTGCGAATAATTTGTAATATGGATTATTCTCATCTGTTGGGTCAGAACTAAAGTCACCTGAACCTACAAAGAATTTTGGTGTAACAACTGTAATTGCTGACATTATGTATTTAGTCGGATTTTCAGGGTCAAGAACTTTTTCATAATTAACATTGTTAAATGTAATTCCTGAAGCTCTCTTATCCATATGGAATCCTTTTGTTTTAGTTCCCCAAGCCGGACCTGTTTGTGCATCACAAATATTTAACGGTAATTGTTTTCCTTTGTATAGTAAGAAATCAATATCATAACCTAATGTATCTGAAATACCTAAATAAGTTCTTCTAACATTATCTCCTGAACTTACTCTAGGGTTGTCAGCACCTGATGATAAACCGAAAGGTGGATTATAAGTTATTTCACCAGGATAGTCATATTTAGTTTTAAATAATGGGTATGGTGAACGGTATCCACTATAAGTTCTTGTTTGGTAACCTTCAAAACCACAAGGTAACGCATCTATAGGTGCTTCATAATTAACCTCAACCATAATGTATTTTGAGTTTAATTGATATTCACCATCTAACGTTCCTACTTTTTTAGCTACATAGTTATTTTCATTAGGGTTTAATGAACAATTTGTGAATTTCTCAATAACTTGTGGTGCAGAATCAGTGTCGAAGAAATCTCTAACTAAAATATCGAATGTTCCGTTATTAAATGAGATATTTGCGATTGAAACTTTAACTTCAGTATTTGCTGCAGTACCGTCAGATATTGTGATAAATTTAAATAAGTTATAAACTTTATTACCTCTTAACTCAGAAACTAACCAAGGAGTTTCAGGTGTTTGATATTTTTCTAAATAGAAACCAATTGATGATGGGTCTGAACTTTGTCTAGCGTCAGGTAATGCAACCAATTCAGTTGATAAACCTCTAACATATCCTTTTCTCCAACCATAATTTAACAATGTTTGGTATCTTTCTTCAACAAATAATGGAACTGATACTCTATCTTTTGAGAAATTACTTGCTCCAAATATTTTACTAATGTATCTTGAATCGGAATTAGAAAGTGATGTTTCAAATGAATAATTAGTTCCTGTTCTACCTGTTGCCTTAATCACAAACGTTGAGAATGGGTTTTTAGTTACACCTGAATATACACCTGACATGTCTAATTTAACGTGAGTTAAACCTGATACTTCATATACCGCACCATCATCTGAACCATAAGTTGCTAAACCTCTTGAACGGAACGTTGCAACAACTAAATCGTCAAAATCTTTATATGATTCACCAACATATTCTACTTGTTTACCAACAACAGTTCCTGAATAACATTTTGTAATTTTACCTTCATCAGGAACACCAACATTACATGTTGTTGATGGATTACAAACATCTTCATAATCAACACAAACATTCCAATTTGTTACCTCACTATTATCGTCAGATGTTACAGTGTAAGTTGTACAATTTGCTGAGAATGTTGTTGCTGATAACTTACTTACTTGAGTAACGTTACCTACTTTAACATTTGAAGTACAAGAACTAAAATAAGGTGTTAGTAATGTATTTCCTGTGAAAATAACATTATTAGGTAATGTTACCTTAATATTTTTTGTATTATAGTTAATACAACCCGATGTTGATGATATCCCTGAGATAACAACAACAGCATCATCATCACTACCAGGTTGTGAAACAATAACAGTATCACCTAAATCATAACCTGAACCTGCTTTATTAATAGTTACACCTGTAATTCCATTACCATCAGTTAAAATATCTAAAGTTAATCCTGAACCTTGGCCCGTTAGGGTTGTTGTAGGTATGTTAGTTCCGTTAGAATAATTATTACCTTCAAATCCTGTTACAGTTTTACCACTAGTTACGTGACCATAAATCCCAAAATTGTAAAGTGTTGCACAATTTGATGAACTTGATGTTTCAGTTAAACCTGTTATGTAATTATAAAAAGATGACCCTGTGTATTGACCACCACCAATATTATCAAACATTGCATAATACCAAGCGTCATTAGATGTATCAGAATAATTAATTAAATCTGAATTCATATTACTAACTTCAAACACGTCAGTTCTTGAAGAATACCCATTAGCCGTGTTTGCACTATAAAAAGTTCCTGGTGTTGCACCATAATAATAAATTGAACTACCTGAAGTACTTGGTGTTAAAATAACATTAAATACTTGTGATTCCATGTAATTATTAATAGTACTAACATCACCATTAAATTGTTGGAACGGTAAATTTAACTTAGATAATAATGAAGGTGGGAATTGTGTTAAATCAAAACTTATACTATCTGTTGATGTTGTACAACCTGTGAAAGGAATTAAGAAATCAGTATCTTGATAATCAACACAAATAATATCACAATTAGTTGTTGCGGTTGTTATACAAACTCTATCAATTGTTGATGGGTCAACATTTGCTTTTGTAACGATAGACCAAGAAGGTCCTGCGTCATAACCCGAAAGACCTAATACTCTTGTTACAAACAATTGGTTTGATTGTTGTAAATAAGATTTAGCGATATACGCTGCTTCATATTTAGGAATTTGGGTGTTTACAAATTTCTCAGGTGAGCTTTCTCCGAAGAAAGTTGAGAATTCGTCAAAGTTACGGATAAATATTGGTTCAAAAGCGGGACCTTTTAAAGTCTCACCAACGATACCCAATGTAGTTACCCCTACACTTTGAGATACGAAACTCAAATCAACTTCAGAAGTATAAACACCTGGCGAAACGAATACTTTACTGTTTGTTGCCATTATTTTTTTGTTTTTTTTCTAAAAAGATTTATTTATTTCATAAATATTCAGAAAAAAACCAAAATACTTTACTTTGATTGAACTATTTATATTTTAGGTAGAATATTTTCTTCCTTTTTTATACTATGTCTGAAGATAATAAGAAAGTAAAAAATTTGAAAATTAGTGAGGAGGTTCACGAAATTTTAAAAACATACTGTGATAAAAGAGGTATAAAAATATACCGATTTTTAGAAAAATTAATTATTGAAAAATGTAAAGAAAAAAAGGATATCTATGGTGAAGATTAAATTAAAACGTTGTTAAATTTAATCGTTGAGTCCAAAGTATTATCTATTTTTGTAACTTCAAGTTTTAAGACATCACCTGTGTTAATTTGGATTTCAGAAACATCACT